TGTTTAAATTTTCAATTTTAGACATTTCATCACCCATGCTGTCATCGTAACCGATTGTGTGCATGACCAATCTATTTGGATCAAGGCCTAAAAGCTGCGCCATCTGTGTGATCTGGGGGTGAATTGCCGGATATCTAAATTCTACATCAAACATTTGAACTCGCTCGTTTTCAGCACCAGGAAAGTCTGTAATTGATTTTAACACAGGTGTGCTCTTTGGTGTGCCAATTTTTACTGGATCAAATTGAGCCAGTTTTTCTTTAAGTCCGGTCATAAAATTAGCCGGCATGTCACCTAAGATTTTTATACGATATACGTAGGTTTTTTCGCTCTCAACTAGATAATCAATGAAATTTTTCATGTGAATGTTCCTATCCAATATTTATTCTTTTTGCGTACTCTTACCGTTCTCTAGTAGTTTTTGCAAAAGCTGGTTTCTATCTAACACCTGTCCTTGTCCTGTGGTTACAGGTGTATGCACTGTGTCTTTTGACCGTTGTTCCAATGCTAACTTCTTTAACTGAAGATCAATCATCTTAAGTTTCTTGTTCATCTTAGCTGTTTTTGCTGTGATAGCATGTCCTAACATAGTGCTGGCCACAGCAAGAATATCACTAGCGTATCTAGCATCAACGTTCATACCTAAGCCCATAAGGTCATCGTAACTGCTAATTGCTTTAGTAGCCAACTCATCCATCTCTGTGTCACTGGCTTCTAGCCCTTTAACCATGGGAAGAGCTGCTTCAATTTTATCAATTTTATCTAATGTTTCGGTGGTGATGATAGGAGGTTCAGAAAGTACTGTGTCTACAGTAACATCTTCTGAGTGCGGTAAGTCAAAGAGTTCTTCTAATTTACGGGTCATACCATATTTACCGTAAATTTAAATGGTTACCTATTTCTGCCTTGGTGGAACATCATGTCCTCAGTAATAACTCTGAAGTTGACTCCGTTGCGTCTTGCCCATTTTGATGCTGCGTCCCATTTAGCGTAGTTTACAGCGACCACTGCTCTATCCCGATTTGACGCTTTACTCTCAATGACACTTTGTTTTTTTGGTTTAATTTCTAATAGCTCGGCATGTACTGCATTATCTCTACCGCGATAGGTGATAAAAAAATCCGGCACATAGATTGTTTGCTTGCCGGTTAATGGGTTTCTATAAGGAATGCTAATTGACTCGCTGGCCCATTGTAGTATGTGTTCATTGTTATCACAAAAGTTCATAAATGCCCATTCCCATGAACTCCTATATCTAGGCTTGCGTAAACCTACATACTTGTCTGGATTTTTTACTTCATAAACGCCTTGTGCATACTTGCTCATTGAACAACGTTTCTGGCAGCATAATATCTAGGCGTTATGATTTGATTAACACCCAATAGGGTACTTGGACTTCTTAATCCGTTAAGGTAGTATGCCATGGTAATAGTTAAATCTAATCTATCTAACTTTCTAATTTGATTTAATAAATCCATCACTGGTATACTGTTGTTCACGCTTATTCTAAATAATATAACAGTGAAGTTTCTAGCAGCATCTGCCGTGGTAAATTTTGTGTTGAAAAAACTTAATACTTGATCATATTCTGTTACTGGAACATTAAAATCGTAATTGTAGAAACTATCAAATATTCTTACAGTTAAATCAGTTGATGGATTAGGAGCGTTAACAGATGGCATTATTGTGGTCCTCTAGGTGGTGTGGGAAAGAATGCTCCATTTGGAACACCAGTAATTGGTTTAGTATTTTTACTTTGAGCAATTGTCCGTTTTGCTAATTGAATACTTTCATCTCGTGCTACTTGTGCAACGTTAACACGTCTAAATGTATTGTAAGTAGCGCCGGCTTTTTGAACTGCACCAACAATATTTTGATTTTCTAAGTCCTGAATGATGCCAATGCCTGTATCTAATAGACCACCCGGGCCTAACACAGAGGCAGTACTGCCTGCACTTAACGGACTTGGTCTAGTATCATAATGAGCAGGATCAGCAAAGCCAAACACATTTGTATCCGGACGTACACGCCCAATAGCACCCTCAAGATATTTCACGGTTTCATATTTTATTGTCATAGTATGACCGAGAGTCTGGCCATTTTGTGAATAGTCTGCGGTGTCTCCGCGCCAGCCAGTTATGATAGGATTGATTAAAACATACTGTGCTGTTTTATGTTGGCTCATCGTGGTTATGGTAATGTCGCGGAAGAAAGGAGGCTTACCATTAGTTTGTACTAAACTAAATCCATCTGAATAACTTTCTCCAATAAAACCCCAATCATTACCTAACCTTTGTGGTGAGTAAATGTCTCTTGCACTATAAGCAGCGCCAGCACTGCTAAAACTATCAATACCAAGTGTGCCTGCTGTATTGCTGAGGTTACCATACGGTTGACTTGGATCTTTATAATAGTATGTGTAGTAGTTGTACCACAAATTTCTTATTAGGTCGGCTGTATCATCGTGAAATGTAATTTCACAAGGTTGATAATTTATTTTTGTTTGTGCGTATCTTTTACGATTGTATTGATTTAAGTCTGCTACTTGAATCTCGTAACTAGGTAAATTCACAGTTTTGACCAACAGGCTATACGCCTTCTGATCTTGTAAAGGTATAATTTGATTTAATTTTGGAATTGCTTGGTTAAGAGTAAAAGATACGTGAAAAAGAAATTTTAAGCGAGGGCTTAATGCATAACCCTCGCTTCTAAACGTCTTACTCGCATGTCTATAGTCTCTTAGGCCATCAACGCTGAAGAACCCACGTAAGAAGTCTTGGCCAAATGCCATATAGATTAACCAGTAATTACATCACCCACAACACGACCAAATGTTTCGCCAACACCAGTCTCAGTACCACTTCTATACTGGTTAGCATTGTCGTAAGCAATAGTCATTGTAATGGTCATTGCTTCATTAGTACCATAGTTCGCATCACCCCAATTAACTGCTTTTAGATAGCAACCATAAATTTCCCATGTTTCAAGTACGATTGGTTCAGCTGCGCCATTACCGCCATCTAAAACATCTAATCTTGTCTGGAACTTATAGTCAATACCAGCAGCAGCAGATGCCATTTCCATAAAGTCTAATTGCTTTTGTAGTTGCTCGCCTACCAACTTACTTACATTTCCACCAGCATCGTCTCGTAGTACAACTTCCATATCTTGCCACGCATGCTTACCTGCAAGCTTTAAGGTACTGTTATAAATTGGTACTAAAATTTCTTCAAAATTTAAATTTGGTCGTGCGCTACTTACCACTTGTTTAGTAAGCTCTGTTCTTGAAGTACCAGTAGCAACACCAAATCCTTCAAACACCATTCTAAAACGGTATTTTAGTTTTGGCATCAACAGACCTTGCGTTGATGCAGATTGATCGCTTGCTAGCGGTACTGTCATTCTTGTTAACGATGAAACAGCCATTGTGTTCTCCTATAATACTATTTACCTAGCAGAAATGGGACTTTCGTCCCATTAAACTGCCTGTGAACTTTGAACATTGCCAGCAGCGATTTCACCAGTGTTCTTCAAGCGCAGCGGAATGTAGATAAACTCTGCTGCTTTTACTGGTTCAATTGCGATGTCAACCCACAACTCATTACGATCAATACGTGCTGGTGTGTTATTTTGATCATCACACTGTACATAGTAATCATATATGCCACGTTTCGCTACAAGATCAATACATAAGTTTTCAATCTGTAACTTAATGTCATTACGAGTAATTTGATCATTTGGTTCAAACAGGTACTGCTTACCAATTTGATCAAGCTTAAAGCGCATAAACGCTACCAAGCGAGCTACATTGATTCTATCTAATGCTGATGTAATAGATGTAGTAGTCTTGTTACCAAAATTTGTAATACCTACGCCTGGAATAAACGTGATTGGATTAATGCTGCGCTGGTATAGAATATCTCTTAGACCTTGGTTTACACCTAATTGAGTAAACTCACCTGTTAACGCATTAACATAACCAATAGCAAACGCATTATCAACAACACCGCGTCTTGTACCTGCTGGGGCAAACCATGGGAACGCTATATTATCGTTCTTAATAATAGTGCGTAACATCATGTGACTTGGAGGTTGAACAACGGTACTTCCTGACAGGTCTGTAGTCTGGCAGCTTGGATAAAATACTGCTGCGTATCTATCAAATGCTGACAATCCATCACCGGAAATAATACCTTCTCCGTTGTTATTGGTAGCCCAATCAACAATATCATTACCAGTTGGTGCCAGACGTAGTGGTGTATCACCAACCACAAAGCCAGTGTTGCTGCGTTCATTGTTCAATGCAACCATATTAGGAATCAATTCAGGATACTGTGGGCAAGCCAACAGTGTAAATTGATTTTGTTCTTCACGAGCTGCGGTGCTTGCATCAATGCCACTCTTCAATGCCTGAACAATAAGAGCACGTTGTGCCTGGCGGCCCATGTATGCACTGCCATCATTACGCAATCCACTAGCACTTAACCATGTGCTTGTCACAGATGGTAAAGTTTGGTCTGGGAATCTAGTAGCGTTAAAGTAATTTGACTGGAAGCTCTTTACATTAAAACCGCTACGGCGTGTGTTCCATAACAGGATGCCACTTGGATAAAGATCTGGATCTGGTGCATCTAAATCTAAATAGTCACTTACTAGCAAATCAGGTATAGCAGGCAAAGGATCAGTGATTGGATCAGTTGTTCCATTTGGTGCCCAACGTGCATCAGCAAATAGTAAACCATTTTCAGTTGTTTGATCTGCTGTATCAATTAACACCCATTGATCTTGTCCATTAATTGGTTCGTAACGATACAGTTTTGGATAATTTTCTAGATCGCTAGTGTTGATCCACAAGTCTCCATAAACCAAAGGACTTGCTGCACTGTCAGTTTGAGTGGTTGGCTCAGTCGGGCTAACAATTGGGCCGTCTGCATTAGTCAAAGTTAAGTCAAAACCACGAATGTCATTGGTTACTGTACGATAACCTTGCCAATCAGTGTTGCCTTTAATCATGATATCAGCTACAGAACTGTCACTGTAATACCATAGACGACCAGTTGGCGGATCTACAAACGGTGTAAAATCGCTTGCTTCATATGTCAGTGCTTCCCAGTTACTGATAATGTAACTACCATCTGGTTGAACACGAGCAGTTTCATTAAAGCCTGCGGTTACTAAAGGAGTACCAATGGTATCATCAACAACAATTACACCGCCTTGTGAGTGTGTAAAGGTTATTCTGCCATTGGCATCAACTCCGGCACTAACATAAGTAACACCTGCTGCACTAACTGCTGTTACAAAATCAGCTGGGGTGGTACCTAATAGTTCAACAGTTACTGGTGTTGACAAATTACTTGAACCACTTTGACTTGCACTTAGAGTAAATGTAGTACTGGTAGTAAACACTGGATCAACTGTTGCACCTGCTAACACAGTAGGACCAGTAGCCATACGCTCGAACAGTGCGACAGTTTGTGTTTCGTTGTCTAGTGCATCAAATTGACCATATGTAGCACCTGCTGCAATATTTTTGCCGCCACCGCTAGGATCTAATGCATAGTTTGCACTTTGATCGTTAGGATATAGTGGGCATGCCTGGCTAACAAATTCACCTAAAGTAGCATCAAACCGTTTAATAACTAAGTTTGCACCTTGATTTGTCACTGTGGTCTTAAACCATACACTACCTGTTGGACGAGGCTGATCATCTGTTACACGCCATCTTGGTACGTTGAAGTTAGCACTTTGCTGTAATGCTGGTGCGTAATATGATCTTGGAGTAATGCCTAACTCAGACAGTGCATTACCAGATAAATTTTCTACTGTAACAATACCACCATTGGCAGTTGATCCATCACTGGTTGCATCACTATCAGCGTAGATTGTTAGTTTGCCACCTACACTAGCAGCAGTAACACCAAGGATGTTGGCTGCGTTAATTTGTGTTACTAGGTCAGCAATTGTGTTGTTAGGAGCACCTGGGATAGTAAACGCATATCCGTTAACAGCAATAACATTAGCTGGAGTCAGACTGGTTGGAGCCTCGCTGCCTTGAATTGTTGGCCAACTTAGTTTCCATTCATCACTACCAACTAATACCCAATCGTTATTTGTATTCTTGTAATATAAAGGATTGTTAGCGTTAGTAACATTTACAGCATATGAACCAATGGTGCCAAAACTTTGCAACGGTAATGTACTTGGTGCAGGCTCAACCTGTGTACTGCTGGTAATAACTTCTACAGTCTTACGAGTGAATGCTGCTGTAGTATAGTTCCATTCAAAGATACCCCAAGTTGTTGTAGTAGTATCTAACCAGTAAGTACCATCTGCTGGGTTAGCAGTTGGACGACCTGTTCTACCTACTAGACTTGCTAGGTCAATATCTGCACGTAATACATAAGCGTTGTTTGTAACACCTAATGTTGAATATGCTGCTAATAAACCGTACTCGTTTAATTCATAACCTTGAATTGGAGTGCCGTCAGCAGTTTCATAAAAGAATGGGTTACCATATAGTGTAACAAGATCACGTTGACTAGTGACTTGGAATAATTTGCCTGCATTAGCAGCAGTTGTACCCTGCGCAATGCCTACACCGTTTGGGTTTGCCTTATTTGCGGCTGTGGCGACCATAATGAATGGTACGCTAGAACCAGCTGCTGGTAAATACTGTGATTGGTCGATAATTGTAACTTCGACGCCTGGTGATGTTAATGCCATTTTGTTTTCTTCCTATGTTGTAATATTCTGAGGGTTACATACACACCCTGGGTTCTCTTTATTATTTATTAATTGTTAGGAAAAAGAAGCCAATAGCAAACCTTCGAAGGTTAAATTGTTAAATAACAATATGCCTTATATTAGACCCATATGTAAAGTGTGCAACAAGAACCCCTGCGCTATAAACTATGTACGCGATGATATAAAACACTATAGAACTCATTGCGATGAGTGTGGTAAAAAGAAAACTAAGAATAAAAAGAGTGTAGCGAACTGGGAGAAAGCAGGCTACAAAAAGAAAACAGCAT